ATACATGTATCTGGAAGTAAACCTATAACTAACAAGGAACCAATGGAACGTAAAATAACAATAGAGTACTATAGTGTCTCAAATGATGAGTACATACCAATAGAGGACATGAACCTTGAACACTTGGTGAATGTCATTTACAAGTCTGTAACTAAACCAGACGAGTACTTAGCTAACTTCAGAGTACGAGACATCAAGAGTAGAGCATTTGACGATGCTACAATGACTCTTGGAGTGAGTCCCAACTTTATGGAGACAATTGGTGTGGTATCTGATACTGCCTGACTTGCTAATCTACTTCACTATATTTTTTGGTGGAGTATTGACAGGTATACTCTCAGTAGTGATGGTTATACTATTATACTGTAGAGATGGAGGTACAATTAAGATACAATACTCAGAAACCAATAACCTAGATACGGAGGATTACTAATGTCAATGTTTTATTGTAGTAGCTGTGATCATCTTGTGGATTCAGACTTAATGCTATTCACTTATGATGATGTGACAATGGATTGGACTTGTGAAAACTGTTTAGATGCTGATTCAGACATAGACACGGAGAAAGTATTGTACCAGTTTGACTCTGGGCAACTTAGGACTACATTCCATGGTGATGATGAAGACTACGGAGGATATAGCCATAGATATGATGAGCCATTTAGTGATAGAGGAGCTACTGACGAATAACCTGTACAGGGTGGGGGCAGTCTTTTTCTCCGTTAGGCTGTCAAACAAAACCATCCTGTACACCACACTAACAACAAAGGGTAACCATGAAGGAGAACAAACTAGGTAGAAAGTATGCAAATACTTGGAGTCCACCTCCACGAATTAGGAGCAAAGGAAACCACAGGTTTTTTACAAGAATGGCAAACAAAGGTGTACGTAAGAACGCCAAACTACTGATTAAGGCTGGTGAGGAGGCGAGCGAGGGTGGGAGAAGCAATTATCATGCTTCAGTAACCAGTCTTTTACATGGGCAAGTATGCAATGGAGAAAGCAACCTGACTGTAAATCAGGTGTCGTATGACAAAGTGAGTGCAACTCTTACCTTGCCCACCAACACAGGTTTGACAAATGATTAAATTTATGGTACTATTGTTTATACTATATTCATACCTATCTTTCTTTGACAAATGGAACATATACATCTTAGCTCAACTTGGACAATGACCACCAAACACATGTACACATGTGAGACACTTTACCATTTCACATGTAGTGAATGTTTAAACTGGTGGAGCTATGCAGGTCATTACTTTGGTAAAGAAATGGTATGTCCGCATTGTGGACTAAAGAATAAGACAAAATTAAAAGATGATAGTGGTAATTGACATAATAATCCGGAACCCACTTCATAAAGACTTGACTTTACAGGTCACAAAGGGGAAGTCTTAGGCCATAACTGCTTGGTCAGTTTTCATCCCCATTATCAACCACTTACAAATATGGACATTTACGTAGTAAAAGAATATAACATAGGTATACACATGTCAAAGTCTTTAGTAGATTTAGGTAGGTCTCGTACAAAGGGAATACAAAATAGGGGTACTCAGGTACACACAAGTAAACTTAAGTACAATAGGTTGACCATAGGTAAAACATTTAATTGTAAAGAGGAAAACATGAGTGGAGGACACTTTAAGTATGCCCAAAGTACACTTAAGGAAGAAGCATCTAGACTAATGGAGGACATAAGACTCAATAAACCTGAGTTTCCAGAAGATGTACTTGAGACTCTCAGGTACACCCAATTTATAATGGAGTCAACTGTTTCACTAATGGATGAAGCAGACTGGTTATTCTCAGGTAACATTACTGAGGACTCATTTAAGGAAGGCTCAAGGAAGTGTAAGAAAGGTATAATAACACATCAAGGTTAATCTTAACAAAGGGGGAACATGAAGGGAATGACTTATGCAGAAATGAAGGAGGAGCATGGTCTATCTAACAAGAGGATACAGAAGTTAGATAGGGATGGACAAAAGGTACTAGGCAACGCCTTAATGATGATAGACGGATGTCTCAGGTCAAATGAGAAGTGTGAGACAAAGGTTACCACATGTAAAGTATATGTGAGTATGGCAATGGAGATGCTTGAGACCAACTTTCTTGAAGCAGTATCCGAGAACCTTAAAAAGGAGGACTTAAATTGAATCTAGCTAACGAGCAAGAGAAGATTGAAAAGGAAATGAACTCTTTGGGTATCGACAGATACTACAAGAATATCCGTAATGCTAGAAAAGGTGGAGGAGAGTCCACTACCCTTTACGGAATAACTCTTATGAAAGAGGCCGTAGACGTTGTAACAAGTGGAATACAAGAGTTCCTAGAGGTTGCATTAGCAGGTGGTGTAGGTAAGTACCAGAACTCTGCACTCACACTTGGACTAATGGATAGTGAGGTGTGTGCCTACCTGACTCTGAAGTATGCAATTGATGGAGTGTCAACCAGAAGTCCTTTTACACGTGTTGCAATGAAGTTGGCAAGTGCATTAGAAGATCAGTTCAAGTTTGATATATGGGCAAAGGATGTGAACTCCAAGAAGATATTCAGTAGAATCAAGAAGAAGATCACATCACGTACCAGTAACAGACTCTACAGGAGGTACAACATCATAAGAACCATGAGTAGGATGGAGATGTTGGAGCATCCTACATGGTCAAAACAGGAGAAACTACACTTAGGTTCTAAGTTAATAGACGTTCTAGTTCAGACTACTGGACTAATGGAGGTAAAAACCATACAATTTGGTAGAAGTAGGAGAGTTATCTACCTTCAAGCTAATACAGCAACCTTATATTGGATTGAAAATGTCAATAAAGAGGGTGAAGGTCTCCATCCATACTTTTATCCATGTGTAGTACCACCAAAGGACTGGAGTTCGCCTTTTAATGGAGGATACCACACTAAAAAGATTGATTCTATCTCACTAATTAAGACTAGAAACAGAAGTTACCTTAATGAGATGGAAAATCACTCAATGCCACTAGAATATGGTGCTATTAATGCTCTACAAAGGACTAAGTGGGCTGTAAATAACAGAATACTAGATATTATACAGCAATGTTGGGAAACTGGTGAGTCTTGGGCTAGTCTTCCACCTAGAGAGGACTACAAAGTACTCCCAAGTCCAGTACAGGGTAACAAAAAAGATATGACAGAGGAGCAACTAGAGTTATTCATACGTTGGAAGAAGAAGGCCACCCAAGTACACGATATGAATGCCAAGATGACTAGCAAACGTATCCAGTTAGTCCGTACATTGGCAATGGCTAGAAAGTTCAGACAGTATAAGTCTATATACTTTGTGTACCAATGTGACTTCAGAGGACGAAAGTACACAGTTAATTCATTCTTGACACCTCAAGGCCCGGATTATGCAAAGGCTCTACTTCAGTTCTCAGATGAGTTTCCTATTAACAACAAAGAACAAAGGGACTACTTTGCAGTACATGGAGCAAATGCCTTTGGATATGACAAGGTATCATTCGATGATAGGGTAGAGTGGGTACTGGAGAACACTGATAACATTAAGCATTCTGCTAAAGATCCATTTAACTTCAGATGGTGGACTAAAGCAGATGAACCTTGGACTTTCTTAGCATGGTGCTTTGAGTGGGCAGAGTTTAGTGAAACAGGATACGGATACATGTCTCGGTTACCTGTGTGCTTAGATGGGTCTAATAACGGACTCCAGCACTTCTCTGCAATGCTTAGAGATCCTATTGGTGGAAGAGCCACAAACCTAACTCCAGAACCAGTACCACAAGATATTTATCAGATGGTTGCAGATGTAGTAAAAGAGAAGGTAGAGGAGGATGCTAAGTCAGGAATACCATACTCAAAAGAGTGGTTATCCTTTGGTATAGACAGGAAGATCACAAAGAGACCAGTAATGGTAGTACCCTATGGTGGTACAAGATTTAGCTGTAGAGAGTACGTAGAGGACGCTATGAATGACAGGGTTATGTCAGATAAAATTAACCCATTTGGAGACCATATCTACGAAGGTTCTCTGTACCTCTCAAAACATGTATGGGAAGCTATTAGTGAAGTGGTTATCAAAGCTCGTGAAGCAATGTCATGGTTACAAGATGTCGGACGAAAGATGGCAAGTAAGAATCTACCAATAACATGGGAAACACCTTCTAAGTTTGTAGTACAACAGATATACTCAAGTATGAAGGCAAAGAGGATTACTACACATATAGACAATGTACTAATAAAACCTACTATCCTAGAAGAGACAACTAAGATAGACAGACGAAGGACAATTAATGGAGTGTCTCCCAACTTTGTACATAGTATGGATGCAACTGCACTCACACTAACTATTAATAGGTGTATAAAGGACGGAATACACGATTACTCTGTGGTTCATGACTCATTTGGGGTACACGCACACTTTGTACCACGACTAGCTAATTCCATTAGAGAATCATTTGTTGACATGTACTCTAAGACAGATGTACTAGAAAAGTTCTATGAAAATGTGGTGGATGTTATTCCAGACTTAGAGGAGCCACCATCAAGAGGAGAACTAGATATTACTGGAGTGCTGGACTCCAAATATTTCTTCTCGTAGAATGTGGACATTCTTGTAATGACCATAACCATAATAATAACACACACAAAAAGAAAGGAAGTAATATGGCAGGAAAATTCCAAGTAACACCAGTCGGTGAATTTGAGTATCCTCACATACTGGTTGCAGACACAATGCATAAAGCAGAAGGTCTGTACCACGTTAAACTTATCTTAAAGGATAAGGAAGCAGAGGATTTCCAAAAGATGGTCGATGATGCTCACAATAGTTGGAAAGAGAAGTGTCTTTCTGAGAACCCGAAGGGTAAGTGGACTGAATGGCTTCCATATAAGAGTAAACAAGATGAAGATGGTATGGATGTTGGTACTATGTTTCACTTCAAGCTCAAAGCATCCGGAGTAAATGGTAAAACTGGTGAAACCTTTACACAGAAACCTGTAGTAGTTGGGCCAAATAAGGCTCCCATTCCTAATAATATTAAAATATCGAATGGTTCTACAGGTAAAGTAGCTTACGAAGTAGCTCCATACCTTCATGGACAATCTTTAGGCTTACAGCTTCGTCTACGTATGGTACAAGTGCTTAACCTTATTGAGTACATACCTAACGATGGTGCTAGTGATGTCTTTGGAGTAGAAGAGGGTTACGATGCAATCTCAGAAGTAGATACTACCTTTGTAGACGAAGGTGATGCTTTTGAATCTAGTGAGGGAAAATCTGGTGACTTTTAGATCTGGGTTAGAGGAACGGATAGCGGACAACTTAACAAAACACAAGTGTTCATTTGAGTATGAGCCAATGTCCGTTTCTTATACCATAGAGTACAAGTACACACCAGACTTTGTGCTTTCCAATGGGATCATAATTGAAGCAAAAGGCTTCTTCAGGGATGATGACCAGAGAAAGCATAGAGCAGTACGTGAGGCACATCCTGAGTTAGATATAAGATTTGTATTCTCAAATATAAATAGTAGAGTACAACGTAGAAAACTAACATGTGGTGAGTGGTGTGAGAAGTATAACTTTCAATATGCACAAGAGAAAATACCTTTAGAGTGGATAGAACATGTCTAGAAGAAAAACAACTGAGTACATAATACTCCATTCCACCAATACGAAACCTAATGTAGACTTGAGTGCAAGAGACATAGACGAAAGACACAGGAAAAGAGGACTACTTAAGATTGGTTACCATTGTGTAATAAAACGTGATGGAACCATAGAGGTTGGAAGACCTTTTAATGAGATTGGAGCACACCTACAAGACTATGACATTAAATCCATTGGTATTTGTATCATTGGTGGTCTAAATACTAGAGGTGTAGTTGCTCCAGACTACTCAGCACAGCAACAGAAAGCATTATACGTACTTATTAAGACCTTGACATATATGTACAAAGATGCTAAAGTTATAGGACATAATAAGTTGGAAAAAACAGACTGTCCATCATTTAATGTTGAAAAGTGGTGGGAGTCTAACTATCAAATCGATTTCAAAATTGGGGGGTTATGAAGAACATTAAAGAACAGTTAGGTATGCCAGATGGTGATGAGGTACGAGAGTTCTACGGATTTCACTATAGGGCAAGTGATGGTTGTATTGGTCTTGAAGATAATATAACTAAAAAAACACAGATGTCCTTTGAGGCACACACATTACAGTCAGTTCTAGAGAACTTCTACACGTTTTTAAATACTGTAGGATTTACCTATGTAGGTAATATAACTATAGAAAGTAAAGATGGTGAAAAATGTTGGGGAACTGATGGATCACACAAATGAAGAAAGTGAGTTTTTACAGCATGAACCATGCCCTAAGTGTGGGTCTCGTGATAACTTAGCACGTTATAGTGATGGACATGCTTACTGTTTTGGGTGCGAACATAGAGAAACTATAGGAGAAGAACAGGTAGTAACAATACAAAAGGGGGATAAAAATATGAATTTCATTGAAGGAGAGATAGCAAATCTCAGTGCTAGAGGGATTACTGAGGAGACCTGTAGGAAGTGGGACTACAGAATAGGTAGTGTAGCAGGACAACCAGTCCAAGTAGCTAACTACAAAGATTCTAGTGGTACTCGTATTGCACAGAAGATTAGATTTAAAAATAAAGACTTTCACATTAGAGGTGACATAAAGGAGGCAGGATTATATGGAGAACACCTCTGGTCAGGAAAAGGTAAGAAAGCTATAGTATGTGAAGGAGAAATAGATGCTTTGTCCGTTTCTCAGTCTCAAGGTAATAGGTGGCCTGTATATTCAGTACCAAATGGGTCAGCAGGAGCCTCAAAAGCTATCCGTAAGAGCATAGAACTACTCAATGGGTATGATGAGGTCATCTTCTGTTTTGATAATGATGAGCCGGGTGTTAAAGCTTCTAGAGAGTGTGCTCAAGTTCTACCACCGGGTAAAGCTAAGATAGCAAAGCTTCCACTAAAGGATGCAAATGAGATGCTCAAGAGTGGCAGAGTAAAAGAATTGATTGATTGTATCTGGCAAGCACAAGTTTATAGACCCGATGGTATAATAAATGGTAAAGACCTGTGGGATATAGTGAGTGCCGAAGATTCTATGGCCTCTTGTTCATACCCCTATGAAGGAATCAATAAAAAGACTCTTGGAATCCGTAAAGGTGAGATAGTTACGATCACAGCAGGTGCAGGTATTGGTAAGTCACAAGTTTGTCGTGAGATTGCTAACCACATACTAAATCAAGAGGAGACAATAGGCTACATTGCACTAGAAGAGTCCAACAAACGTACTGGACTAGGTTTCATGGGATTACACCTTAACAAACCACTACATCTTGGTACAGTTGAGGTTACAGATGAAGAGTTTAAAGATGCGTTTGATAGTACCTTGAATACTGGTAACATCTTTATGTATGACCATTGGGGTTCACTTGGTAGTGATAACCTCCTATCCAAGATTAGGTACATGGTGACTGCCTGTGGATGTGGATACATCATTCTAGATCACATCTCAATAGTAGTTTCTGGAATAGAAGATGGTGACGAAAGAAGGGTCATTGATAATCTAATGACTAAGCTACGTGGATTAGTAGAAGAGGTAAATTGTGGACTTATACTTGTGTCACACCTGAAGAGACCACAAGGTAACAAAGGTCACGAGGATGGAGCACAGACTAGTATGGCACAGTTAAGAGGTTCGGCCTCCATAGGCCAACTGTCTGATATTGTTATTGGTTGTGAAAGAGACCAACAAGGTGAAGATCCAGATCGTACTACTGTTCGTGTGTTGAAGAATAGGTGGACAGGAGAAACAGGTATAGCCTGTAGTTTAGACTACGATCATGAGACAGGGAGACTAACTGAGACTCCATACGAAGAAGAAGAAGACAATATGCCTTTTGAGGACGAAAGTAGTCAAGAGTGGACAGGAGATAGTACTACATTTTAATTAAAGAGGGGGAAATATGACAAGTTGTGTATTTGATATTGAAACAGATGGACTGATAGAAGAGTTCACTAAAATACATTGTATAGTCTTGTATGACATAGAGAAAGATAAAATGGCTTCGTTTTCAGGAGAGGAAACAATGGACGGACTATTTTTCCTAAAAAATTTCGACCAGATCATAGGACACAACATTATATCCTTTGACCTACCTGTACTGAAGAAGTTTTTCAAATGGGAACCAGACCCAAGTCAAGAAATAGTAGACACACTAGTCATGTCTAAACTTGTGTATCCAGATAGAGGTGCAAGAGACTCAAAGAAGAACTCAATTAGCAAAGACATGTATGGTAGACATTCTCTTAAGTCTTGGGGTCAGAGGTTAGGACTACATAAAGGAGACTTTACAGACTTCCAAGAGTTTAGTCCTGAGATGGTAGTGTATTGTGAGAATGATGTTGAACTTAACTATCTACTCTATCGTAAGCTAGTTGATGCAAAGTTTTCCAAAGAGTCTATCAGACTAGAGCATGACATCCATAAGATTTGTCTGAAGCAAACAGAGAATGGGTTTCCATTTGATATTAGAAAAGCTTCCAGACTATACAGTACACTAGCTGAGAAGAGAGGTGTACTCCAGAAGGAACTTAAGAAAGCTTTTGGAAACTGGACAGAATCAGAGGTATTTATTCCAAAGGTGAACAATAAGACTAGAGGATACGTTAAAGGAGAACCCTTTATAAAAGAAAAGGTGATCATTTTTAACCCTAACTCTCGTAAGCACATAGCCAAAAGACTACATGATATTCATGGGTGGAAACCTACAGAGTTCACTCCTACAGAGGAACCTAAGATTGATGAGAGTGTACTAGCTAAGTTACCATACCCTGAAGCTCAACTAATGGCAGAGGCATTCAGAGTTAATAAACTAATAGCCCAACTATCAGAGGGAAAACATGCTTGGTTATACCATGAAAAGAATGGTAAGATACATGGATCGGTTAATACAATGGGTTCTGTGTCAAGCAGATGCTCTCACTCACATCCTAACATCGGTCAAGTACCTAGTGTCAAAGGGTTCTATGGAAAAGAATGTAGAGAGTTATTTTATGCACCGAAAGGTTTTAGCTTACTCGGCTGTGACGTTTCAGGTCTTGAAATTAGGGTTGTGTCTCATTATCTTGCAAGTTTTGATAGTGGTGATTATGCTAAAACTGTTATTGAAGGAGACATACACGAAGCTAACAGAGTGGCTACTAACCTGCCTACTAGGGATCAAGCTAAGACTTTTATTTACGGACTACTTTATGGTGCAGGAGATGCCAAGCTTGGACAGATTGTTGGTAAGGATGCAAGAGAAGGTAAGAAACTTAAGGATTTATTTTTTAAGAAAGTTCCAGCATTTAAAGAGTTAAGACAAGCAGTCTTTACTAAAGCGGAAGAAGGATTCCTGTTTGGACTTGATGGTAGAAAAGTACCAGTCAGGTCAGTACACTCATCTCTTAATACACTATGTCAATCTGCTGGTGCTATTATATGTAAGAAGTGGGTGGTAGAGTTCCATAAGTGTATGGAGGAGGCAGGTTTTATAGAAGGTACAGACTATGAACAGGTAGCATTTGTTCATGACGAGATCCAAGTACTTGTTAGAAAAGGAATTGAGGACGAGATAGGTAAGATAGCTATTGACTCAATAACTAAAGCAGGAAAACTTTTAAGTTTGAAAGTACCACTAACAGGTGAGTATAATTTTGGCTCTAATTGGGCTGAGACACACTAAACAAAGGGGGAAGATGCAGTTACTTATAGATGGAGACATCTTAGTGTACAAGAGTTGTCTTGTGGTTGAAAAAGAAGTTGATTGGGGTGATGACCTTTGGACATTACATTGTGACTACAAAGATGTAAAGAGACTCATAGACAAAGACCTAACTGAGCTACAAGAGAAAGCTGATGCAGACTCAGTTATGATTTGCTTGAGTTCACACCAAAACTTTAGAAAAGATATTAATCCTGAGTACAAATCCAAAAGAGTAGGCACAAGAAAACCTGTGTGCTACACACCTTCCAGAGAGTACCTAGCAGAGAAGTATGACTCTACTATGTCCAAGTGGTTAGAAGCAGATGATCTTCTTGGTATCTTATGTACACAAAATCCAGAAGAGACTTGCATAGTGTCAGCAGATAAAGACCTACTTACAATACCGGGTAAGCATTGGGACTTCCAAACTGAACAGGTGTATGACTTAAGTGAGAGTCTTGCAGAGAGAAACTTCTTAATGCAAACACTAACAGGTGACTCTGTAGATGGGTACTCTGGTTGTAGTGGAATAGGTAAGGTATCTGCCACTAGGATACTGGATGATGTAGATGAAAAAGAAAAGAACAGGTGGGAAGAGGTAGTAAAGGTGTACAAGTCAAAAGGATATAAGATAGAGGACATTATTGTACAGGCTAGAATGGCATTCATTCTTCACCAAGAACAGTTTAATGGGATAGACACATATCCTTCACTATGGGAACCACCAGTAAAGGAGACAGCGTGAGTAATTATGACCAAGATGAGATAGAGAGAAAAGAGTCTCAGAAACAGAGAGACCAAAGAGGGCATGGGTTAGATGAGAGGTACAGTTCTACTGAGGGATTTGGAAGAGATGATCAGAGCAACATTAAAAATGTTCTACGAAACTCTCCAAGGGTTCAATCTCTAGTAGATGTTCTCAAGCCTGTTCAACAATGGGATGCACAAACCCAATCCTATGTGCAGGTTGGTGACAGCCAAGATAACATACGATCATTACATGAGAATGAGGAAGTGACAGCACCTAAACACTATGTAGGATTAGGTATTACACCACTTGAATACATAACTGCTAATGAGTTAGACTTCATAGAGGGAAATATAATTAAGTATATAACACGCTACCCACATAAGGGTGGAGTCAATGACTTACTAAAAGCAAGAACATACTTAGAAAAACTTATTGAGAGAGAGGTAGAAAAAACATGAATACTATATTACCAACACAGTACCAACAGTACATTCACCTCTCAAGATATTCTCGTTGGGACTATGATAAGAAAAGAAGAGAGACATGGAAAGAAACTGTTGACCGATACTTCAAATTCTTTAGAGGACATCTCAAAGAGAACTGTGGATACACAGTAGACAGGAAGTTAGAGAGTGTACTAAAGAGTGCCGTACTTTCCCTGCAAATTATGCCGTCAATGAGGTGTCTAATGACCGCAGGAGAGGCGTTAGATAAAGAGAATGTAGCTGGTTACAACTGTGCTTACCTACCTATTGATACTCCAAGATCATTTGATGAACTACTGTACGTACTAATGAATGGTACAGGTGTAGGTTTCTCAGTAGAGTATAAGTACACCAGCTTGCTACCATTTGTACCAGAGTCCTTACATGAAACAGACACACTCATAGTTGTTAGAGACTCAAAGTTAGGATGGGCAAAAGCATTCCGAGAACTAATCTCGTTACTCTACTCTGGTTTGATACCTAAGTGGGACATGAGTGGAGTGAGGAAAGCA